ATTTCCATGTCCATATCCATTTCTTCTTCATCAATTTCCATATCCATTTCTTCTTCGGATTCAGTTTGAATCAAATACTCTTTATCTGTGTTTTCATCTTTTAGGTTAATCATTTGGTTGTCTTTTTTCACTACGATACCATCATTTTCGTCCATAGATAAAAATACTTTAAGTAAATCTTCATCAGATATATCCATATCTGATAAATCAATAACTTCGTCATCCATATCGATTTCACCTTCATCATCAGAATCCATGTCCATATCCATGTCTATTTCATCATCAGAATCCATGTCCATTTCATCATCAGAATCCATGTCCATATCCATGTCCATTTCATCATCAACTTCAATCTCATCTTCTTCTTGTTCAGAAGTGATAGATTCTTTTACCAAATCTTTGATTTCTTGCTTCATAGTAGATGCAAGTATTCCTTTTGCATTTTCGGCTACAGCTTCTTCCAAATTTTTCATTTGTATAAGAGCGTCCTCAACTAAATTTTTTTCTTTTGCCATTTTTTTACAAAAAAGTTTATTTTTTAATATAAATATTACTAATTCGCAAAAAAAATCATTTTTACAATAAAAAAAACGTAATAACAAAAAAAGGGGACCTATTAAGTCCCCTTTTTTAAAAAATTAAAGTTTATTTATTCAACCTCAATAACCTCATCTATTTTTGATTCAGCAATTGAGGTTATTCTCCAATCGTAGGTTAAACCCTCATATCTTTTTGTTATTTTAGCCTCAACATCTGTTGGACTATATCCTCTAACCAATTTTTCTTCTCTAATTTTTTTTAACTTACCGGATTCCGAATCAGGTAATTCATAATAAAGTTTTGCAATAAAATACTTTTCGTCCATAATGATTTTTATTATAAAATATGATAAATTAAATAATAAAAATCAAGAATCATTTATTTAAATATGTGTTTAAACGATTCATTAAATCTAATGATTTATCTGAGTTAGAACTAATATTGTGACGACTATTCAATTTTTTTTCCTCATCTAAATTCTCTTCAAACTTAGTTCTGTCTTCAGGGTTTGAAAACAAATATGCTCCGGGTGTTGATGGGGAGGACACTAAATCAAAACATATTAGCTCAAAATCGTCTTGAACCTCATTTTGCTCTCCAATCTTCTTTAATGATCCAACACCCCTTGATGATATACCTAAGGTAACGCCTTGTCTAAGATAGTTTGCTGCTAAATCTCCTTTGGTTGAACAAACCCCTCTTTCATGGAATCCAGGTGATGTTAACAATTTTAATTTACCCATTAAGATTTTACCATCCCACCAAACATCTGTTATTATGTGAGAAACTCTGTCCAAATCAATTAGAGATGATTCAGGATGATTTAATTCAGATAATGAAACCCCCTTATTAATCATTTTTTTATAATTCTCGGCTTCTCTTTTTAATATTTTTTCGGGATAAATCCTACCATTCCTGTTAGGGGTGTCATACTTCTGCAACACCGCATAAAATTCAAAAGGCTTACTGTAATCTAAAAAATCTTTAGATTCTGATAGAATTTTTTGATTCCCAAATTCTTTAGGTGACACATATCCTGCGTCATATTCTATAAGAATTAATTTTTTATTTGGTTCATTTCTATGGTTTACGTACATAATTTTTTAAATTAAAAATTTAATTAATCATCACTATATATTTTTAAGGATATTTAGGAGTTATCAATTTTTACTACTTAATAAATATACGTAATTTGACATTTATATACGTACAAATTTAGATTTGTCTTTTTTACTTATGTAAAACTTAAAATAATTGTTTTCTCTGAATATCTCAGAATGGATGGACGAAACAATATTTTTAACCGATTTTTTTATTATTAATGATTTAAAATCTATATCATTAAGCAAATAGAGGTTAATTTCTAAATTAACAAAAGACCTTTTTTTAGATTGGAGTCCACTTGTTCTTAAATCCAAATCAACAATAAACTTTTCATCATATAATGTTTTGTCTATTGTATTTAACACTACGTGCTTTATTGCTCTTGACATATTAAGAACAACTCTAGTCCAATTGTCTTCGTCAAATATAGGTTCAACCCAAGTTTGAATATTTATATAAATTGATTTTAATTTTTTTGAATCTACGGTTCCATAACTAACTTTAGATGTTGTAAATCCTCCAATTTTAGAGGTTTTTCCTTTTTTCATTTATTCATACTTACTAAGTTTATTTTTTTAAAAATAAAGTTAATACATGTTTGTCAAAATGTCAAAATATTACAAACTCTCTAAAAGACTTTTCAATCTAAAGTATTCAATCCTATCAAAATTCTTGTCTTTAACATTTTCAATAACTTCAGAAATTGTTTCTTTTATATTTTCATTAGTTTCGTTTTCCATTAAAGTGATCAACTTAACAATTGTCTCATCTTTCATGGTAGAGTATTTTTCAATCAAAATAGATTCATCCTCTTTAAGAACGTGATATAAATCTTTTCTTTCGGACTCAGTTAAAGACTCAACGTATCCTTCAATCGTTTTGTTTGCAATCTTAACCATACTACTTAAAGGTAACATTATTGATTCTCTATTTTCAACCGTTTTGGTTGTCTTTAAAGTTTCCAAAATAAAATTTTTACTATTTATCTTATTTTCTATTTGCAAAACATCTGATGAACTATAAAATAGATTATCTATATTTTTGTAATGATTATGGGAGTTAACGCCTATAACCCATTTCCTAACACTTTCAAGATCAGATAACTTTATTTTATTATATATATTTTCAAATAAAGTTATAGACTCTTGGATGAATCCTTCAGCAAGTTTATCACTGTATCCTTTGTTCTCTGAAAGTTCGTCATATAAAAAAAACAACTTAGAAATATTTTTATTCGATAAAATATTTTTATTAAAATTTTTAATTTCTTCTTTAAATGTACCTTTGTTGTACGACTCAGAGAGAATCTTCTCTACTTTTGATTTTATAACACCTATTTTCATATTTATTCAAATTATTATTAGTGAACTACCCAAACACTAAATATGGTTGGGTTTCTGAATTATAAATATTAGTCTTTTAGAATTCTTTTAAGTTCGGACTCAATATCTCCCAAATTAATTTTTGCCTTAGACAAATCAATAAACTGATTTTCATTCAGTAAATTCGAGTTTTCTATTAATATATTCATATTGTCATTTACTTTGGATTCCGGTGTTACCTCAGCTTCTGGAGACGGAGGAGGGGGTGGAGGGATTTCACCACCAATATCACCACCAATATCACCACCAATATCACCACCAATACCAGGTGGGGGTGGTGGGGTTGAGACAGATGATGAGGTTGTTGTAGATCCTGTTTTCTGCCCGTATATGTTGTCAACATTATCAAAAATTCCTGTATGAACAATTATTGTTGGCGTATTAGTCAATTCAGCCCCAACCGCCTTTTCAATTCTTTGTTGTTGTAAATCAAGTTTTATTTCCTCATCAGAGAACCCAAGTACATGTTTTTTCGCCCATGAAACCGAAACCGGTGAAATACCTTCAATTGTCGTGACAGCATCTCTATATAATAAAATCTTTTCTTTCCAAACATCAATACCCAATAAATCCGCTTGTTTTGATGGGTTATTAAGTCCTAATGTAAAATTACTTAATTCATCTTCAAAACCTAACAGAAACAAATGTATGATGGCAATTTTATTCATTTCTGATAACATACTTTTTTGAATTCTATTGATGGTTCTCGCAAAACGAATATCCATCAATGATAAATTTTTTCCATCTCCGACAGGTTCTTCAAATCCTAAAAACGCTTTTGGAACACGAAGTGCCGTTAATAATTTCTTTTGTATATATTCAATATCGGCAATTTCCGCCAAATTCTGAGCACCGGGTAATGTATCAATAGGACTCGGAGCCGCTTGATCACGAACAGGAACAAAATAATCTTGGTCGACCGCCATTTGATTAAATCTCATATCAACATTTCCTGTTTTGTGATCGACAGTTTGTTGTCTTTTAAATTTATTTGCGACACGTTGAACGTACGCCTCCACATCTTGATCATCCATATTTCCGACAAATACTTTGAAAATTCTTCTTTCGGGCGCTCTTGATGTACGATAAATTAACATAGCATCTTCCGCTAATATTAATTGTTTCCAAATACGTCTTGCTTTCTCTAACATTGACGTTCCATAAGGAAGTTTTCTATCATCACCTAATAATCTAAAATGGGCAATTTCCCAAGAGTTAAACTCCATATCTCTAGCCTTCCAAGTAAATTTTAAACCGGTATTTCTTGGATCTGTTTCCTTATTGTAAGTTTTAGATGCCATACCCATTTCTAATCTTTCGATTTCTATGTTAGGTAATTGCATACAACCAACAACACCTTTTTCGGGGTCTAACTTTAAATAAACGAAATTATCACCATACTTGCATGTGTTTCTTGTCCACATAGGTAGGTTTGTGTTTACGTCTAATGCATTGTTAAACAAATCAGTTAAAATTGATTTTATCCTTTGTGAGTCAGAATAAACTTGAACCATTTGTCCGTCTTGATTTACTGTGGTAGATTCTTCACCATAAATGTCAAGTGCTGCCGATATTTCTGGTGTATACTCCATACTTTCAAAATCATAAAACGAAGCCAATCTTGTTGGTTCATAATATGTCGCTTGAGTGTAGAGATTGTTCTCAATTTTAGTCCACTGATTGGCTAAGTAATATGTTTGTTGAGCTTGTAACTTTTCTTTTTCGTATTGTGGTTTTGAAGTTGTTTTTAACAACTCGGTTTTGTCATATTGATAGGTTGGGTAATCTTGACCCAATAAAGAATAAGGCCCAAATGTTTTTGTTAATCGTTGCCAGACCGTAAGATTTTGATTATTATTTTCCATATATTAATTTTAACAACTAATTTAATTATATAAATATCAGTATTTAATATTTACCACCAAATAACCATCCATACTTCATATAATCATCTTTTGAGGGTCCTGTATTAAATCTGGGATCCTCATATCTTGAAGGGAAATTTGGTATTTGTGGATTGAATGCGACGGATTTTGATGGTGTATCATCTGATTGAACCGTCCAAGAATTAATCATGGCTTTTGTCTGCTCTGTAACTTTTGTTAATTGACTAAAGGATGATTCGGCAACATATAACGCCATTGCAATTGACATAATTAGATCGTCGTGACCCCCCTTTTGGTGATCCGGTCTTCCATTTATATACACAAAATTATTCATTTCACCCCATAATCTTGTGCTTTTTATTACAAAATCGTGTCTGATGGCTTCCTCAAAAGAAGCAATAATTTGTACCCTTTTTGAATTGAAATTAATTCCAGGAATTTTTTCAGCTTGTTTTGGATCGTATTTCCATTTATTTTGATAATCGACACCATCAACATATAGGTTTTTATAACCAAGTTCTTGCATTTTTCTTGATGTTGAAACTCCCATACCTCCGGTTATATCAATAACAACAAATGCTGAATACATATTTGCCCATTTATAACAAATTTCAGCCATAACATCTGGCGGAATTTTACCAACAAATTCGGCAACCTGCTCTCTTGTATCAAAATCGATAATTTCAAATGTTGAATAATCTTCACTATCCCCTCTACTAACGTCAACACCCATCACGTACTTATGCCCCATAACAGGTTCATTCCATATCCATAGTGAGTTTGACATCATTCTATTTTCAGGTTCCACAATAAAGTTTTCTTTTATTTTTTGTAATACTTTTGAATCAAATACGTTATCACCTGACCCTAAAAAGTTGCACTCTAATTCCTGGCTGACTTTTCTTTTGTCATACTTCAATTTTTTAACCATAGACTCAAACCAAAAAGAAATAGGTTTAAATCCCTGATTAATATATTCTTTTATTTTTTGTTGGTGTTCTAAATTTGTAACGTCATAATTGTCAAATTGTATAATTTGGTCTTCCTTATAATTTTCTTTGTTTAAAAAATAATCAATTATGTCTTCAGTTTTTACAAAATATAAATCTTTGGTGTATCTTGGATCTTTAAACCAATACATCTCAGAGATTTTAAAATCGTTCATCCCACGATTTGATTGATCATAAATCTCATAATAAATTGGATCGTGACCGTTTGGTGTTGAAATTACAATAACTTTACCTCCAGTTGATAACGAGGCCATACAAGCTGACCAAAAATCAGAATCCGCTTCAATATAAGCCGCCTCATCAAAAATTAATATG